CGCGGTCGGCATAACCGTGCCGGTAACGACGACGGCATTGCCATATCCGCCCATGTGGCGTGATTTGCTGTACAGATCCGGTGCATTGAAAGTAGCCATGGTAAAACTCCTTGAAAATGAATGGATATGAAGCGGAGCGTTGCAAGACTCCGCTTATGCATCCGGGATTAGAGAGAAATGACGGAATCGACCGCGATCACGCCGAAGTCGGTCGGTATCTTCGTGCCGGTGCCGTCATTGATCGACAGGCGTACTTTGCCTTTGCCACATACCCGCTCACCCATGACTTCCAGATTGCTTTCAAAGTTGTACCAGTGTTCCTTCCAGCCGAATTGCATGCCGCTCACCCCTGTTTTTCCGTAAGCCACCCCAAGTGCCTGCGCACCCAGCAAAAGGCCGCGCTCGACGGCATAACCGGCGCTCAGCGAGGAGTTGATGGCCTGATCGGTTTCGGCCGCGGTGGCCGCATTGGCGACAGCGACGATTTTTGTGCTTTCGCCAGGCAGAAAGCGAATGGCGCGCTCGTTTTTTATTACCAGAATGCCGTTCCACATGCCGGCTTCGCCGGCAAATAGCGGATGGCGGGTATCCAGATAGGCGGCGCGATTCACGGCGTTTTGCTGGAATGCCCGCAGAGAGCCTTCGGTCAACAGTATCGAATACTGGTTCGGCGTGGCGAGAAACACCCACATTTTTGAGGTCTGTGCCGCCCGGTCGCCGGCAAGCTTTACTGACTGCAAGGGCTGATCCATGTCATCCAATCGCTTGCGCAGATTGTCCAGATGCATCAACTTGAGTTGATCGGTGGAAACGATGGAGCCCAATTGCTGTCCGCCGGCAGTGAGATTGGCGCCATTGACCACGAAATGCCGGTTATAGGTCGGTGCCTTGACCGGGTTTACCATGACCGAAGAGAAATTGGTGCTGCTCTGGAGCGGTATGGTCCAGTCCGTGCCGGTCTGCGATCCGCGCGCGCCCGCCAGATGCACCAGAGACTCCTGCGTATCAAGGCGCGGAAAATAGCCGGACAACTGTGCCAGCGCGATCTCGCGCAGGTTATGCTTGGTGCGCTGCTGCGACATGCTGCCGCCCGCATCAATCACCTTGCTTGCCAGATCGATCTTGATTTCCATCGAAGAAAATGACAGCGTGTCGCCTTTGCCTTCTCGATTGACATCTCCCATCAACGGTTCCCCACTGACGGTATCGACCAGATCGAGCGTCACGATATCACCGGCATTTTTCATCAGATTGTCGATCCTGACGATCGGCATGCCCGGTTGCGTCTGCCCGGCGATCTTCTCCATCGCGGCGGATGGCTCCACCGGTCCGGCCAGGTTCTCCATCGCCGATGCGCCTTTCAGCGTATTGGCAAAGAGTGCGGCGCTATAGTGTTTCACTGCAATCGAGCTGCCGCTTGCTACATTGGTTTCAGCCATTTCATGTGTCCTTAATCAAGTTCGGATCTCAAGGCTGCCGCCTGCTGCGAGGGCATTTTCATCAATCGCCTGGCCAGTTCATGCGGACTCAGGTTCTCGAGTTGCTCACGCTCGGAAGCGGGGTTGGCGCCTCCTTGAATATCCGATAGGGTTGTGGGTTTCCGGGCCGGAGCGCGCTCAAGCCTTGCTTTCGCTTCGGCTCTTGTTTGCTCGGCGCCGGTTTGTTTTTTTGGCAATGAAGCTTCTGGCATAATTGCCCTGACACGCCGGACAACTTCCTCAAATCTTTCGGCATAAGGCTTTGCAGCCCACTTGCCGCTGGTTCTAAGAATCTCATCCTGCTTGATGGCTTCATCCCACGCTTGCGGATCGTTGCTTTCCCAGTGAACCAGATCAGAGTTATTGTCCTTGGCTTCGGCTACCTGCTCTTCAACGCGGAATCGTTTCTCGCGGCCGGATTCCTCCTTTTCGCGCTTCAGTTCCTCAAGCGTTTTTTCGAGCTTTTCGCCTTGCCTGCGGCTTCCCTCAAGAACAGCGCTCACCACCTGGTACAACTCGGGCATGTCTTGCTTGATACGCTCCAGGTGCGCGTCGATGGCCTTATCGGCCAAGGTAATATCGCCACCCGTGGCGCTTGCCTTTTGCTGCAGAAGCACTTCCAGTTTTTCAGCCGCTTTAGTGTTTTCAAGCTGTGCGGCCTGTAACTGTTCGCGTAGCGCCGAGTTCTCCACCCGCAGTTCCTTGTGCTTCTCGTAAGGGATAACTCCTTTGCCGCTCTTGTTCAGAACGACCCGCTCATTCTCCCCCGCGGCGGATTTCCCATTACTGTTCGGGTCATTGGGCGCGTCATGTTTCTCTTCCTGCCCGGGTTTGTCTTTTGCCCTGGTTTTTTCCTCCTCCTTGTCCAGAATTTCTGACAAACGGTCCGGGTCGTTCTCCAGCACCTCGACCTGTTCCGGCGTCAGATTTGCAATTTGTTCATCCGTAAGCTGATCTACTTCCATTGCCGTTTTCTCCTACTGCTTAACCCAGTGAGCGGGCCGCCCGGGTATGAGCGGGTTTATAAAACTTCGGTATCGCCGTGAGCGCGCTTGAGTTAGCCGGAAAGCCGGATAACCGAATCCGGAAACAAAAAAGCCGCTCGAAAGCGGCTGGGTATAACGTAGGGCGCAATAAGTAAAGCGCATTGCGCCGCCGGAAGTTTCACAATCGGACCCTTGGCATGACCTGCCGATCCGGGCCGCCCGCGCTACCCACCTGCCGTAACTGATCAGCCAGCTCATGCCGGTTTGGCACATCGGACAATTCCAGCATGGCCGGATACAGTATGGCGTGGTATGCGGGCGGCGCCGCTTGTACGATCTGGGTGAAAGCTTGCAGCTGCTGTGCCCTGAAACTCGGCGTGGCCGGAATATCTTCCAGCACGACCCTGACCTCGGCGGTCTCGATATCATTTTCGATCACGGGGCCGGAATGGGTCATGACTTGGCGATTGAAATAAACCGTCTTCTGTTTATTGCCCTGTTTCACCGCTATGGTCATTTGCTTCCCTAGCAAATCGTGTTTAATGAATGCAAGCAGCTGCTGTCCGACCAACCGCCGGGCATAGCGGAAATTATCGTTGGGTTCCGCCAGCACCGTGGAACCCTGTTCCACCAGATTGTTGATGGCAACGCCGCTCGTGGCCTGCGTGGATGCGCCGAGCATTGCCCGGTACACGCCGCTCACCGCTTCAATCCTGTGCTTGCGCTCCTCCACCAGTTGAAACACCTGCGCAGCCAGCGCATGTTCGCGTATCACCTTGAATCCGCCCGCATTCCGGCGCTGAGCGTTCAGAACGGTCATCGAGCGCAGGCTGCTGATATTGTGCGCGACCTCCTGATAGGTATTCTGGCCCAGGTCGAGGGCATCGTTATCCACCTCCACCTTGACCGAATTCAGCACTTCGTACAGCAGGATATCCAGATCGAGAATCTGGTCCTGCGGTCCCCGCATATCACGGATCAATCCGTATGGGACGCGGCTGCGGTCCTTGCGGAAACACCAGAACGGGACATAAGGAAAGTCCCGATGCGGCAGTGGGCTGGGCACATCCATCAATTTATGCGGTCCCAGCCAGATTGCCACGCGCATTCTCGGCAGCAAGGATTTCTGGACATGCACCAGGCCACCGCTCAGTGCGGCCTGGTGGTACGGATTGTCTTCGCGGTATTCAATCGCCCTGCCGTCCGGCAATACCAGAACGTACGCGTCCTCGAAATGCCGGTACCATAGCTCGGATAAACGTACCATGCCCGAGTTGCGGTTGAGGTAATCCTCCTGACCATGTCCCCATGTCTGGTTCCATGCCTGCTCGATTTCGTAAGCTCTGGCCATGCGCGTATCAGCGCCCTCGTACACATCGAGGTTATTCCAGCCGCTCCAGCTATTGCCGACAAGCACCTGTTGTTCCGGAAACATCCTCGCCACTTGCGCACGGTCCACCCACTTGTCGCGCCGCAAATAGCGCGCATCCGACAGATCCGGCTCCTTCGACGTCCAATCCCACCAGATTTCGTTGCGATGAATCTCCCGCACCCGATATGGATATCTGAGCGGATCGAATTCGCGTGAGACCTCAACCCAGCCGACTCCTGCCCGGACCATGCTGGAATAAGCGTCGGACATTGCCCTGTCCGCCCTGGATTCTCCTTCGACCTCCTTGATTTTCGCGGAGAGCCCCTCGGCTATCTCGGCCTCGCGCTCGTCGTCGGATGTAATCTTGTAATCGGTGCGGCTGCGCGCCTCGATCCCCAGCACGGCATTGATGGTTGGCTTGATCAGATTCGAATCCTGCGGCGGAATGCCCGCATCTTTCAGGCGCCGGATTACCTCGACGCTGGTCTGAGCGCCATCGTAATAATCGCAATCCGTATCCGAATCCAGACGCCATTTCGGCTGATTGCGGAGTTCCCGGCAGATCCCGCTGTATGCCTCGACCGATATGTCCGCCGCTATCTCCGCCGTATCCACCCTGCCAGCATCCAGGATCATGCGCGCCAGCCTTTCATGCTGATACCGCGCGCGCTCCCGGCCGGTTTGTCATCTTCGGTGGATACGGCAAAATAGCGGAATGCGTCCGCGGCATGGCTATGGTGATCGTGCAGCGGCCTGCTGCTGAGCTGCCTTGTGGCCGGATCGACATCGAACCGGTAATGCCGCAAGCACTGCAATCCCTCGGCGCACTTCGCTTCATCGAAATAGCAACGGTTGAATATCGTTCTGGCGGCATTGATGCCGTCGGAAACCGAAAGATTCGGCACGATTCTCACCTTACGCCCCGCTGAAAGCATGATTTCCTCCACGCTTCGGCCCGTGGCCAGCGTTTTAGCCCGGGCATCGTGCGGCAGCCAGTCCATGCCATATAAATACCCCTTATCCTGCAGCACATTGATGTAGTGTTGTATTGGCATCTGATTGTTGCTGTAATAATCGATTAATCTGAGTTCGCCACCGACCGTTTGCGCAAACCATATGCTGGTGTTGTCCGCCCAGCCCAGATCGAAAAACGTATGCACCGGTTTCGCGGCATCGTAAGGCACATTCCTGATACGGCCTTCTTCCTGGGCCAGCCTCAACTCCCTGGCGTAAATCGCGCCGTCCAGCATCACGCGGCAATGACCCTCCCAGATGTTCAGGTGCGCGTCGGGATCTCTGGTTTTCAAGTCATCCTTCTCGCACAGCAACGTATCCGGAAACCACGGATTGTCATTCCAGTTGATCTTTACAACAACCGCTCCCGCTGGCGGATTGATAACAAACCGTTGATGAGTCTCATCGGTTTCCAGCTCTGGGTTGTAGGTCACCCAGATTTCCGAACCCTCCTTGCGGATGGTGGGAATAAGCGTGTCCCAGCTTGGTTTGCTTACCGCCTGGGCTTCTTCCACCCAGACACGGTCAATGCCTTCGAACGACTTTATGCGGGTGATGTTGTTGCGTAGCCCGGCAAATAAGAATTCGGAGCCGTTTCTACCCAGAATGATGTTGTTATGCACCTCGTAAAATGATTCCAGGCCGATTTCACCGATCTGGGACTGCAATAAGTGATGCACCGATTCGGCAATCGAATTCTGAAACTCGCGCGCGCAGAGTATGCGCAACGGTGCGGCCGCAGCCTGTATCAGCAATGCCCTGGCAACACTCCATGACTTTGCGCCGCCCCGGCCGCCATATAAAATCTTGTACCTTGCCGCTTCGAACAGAAATCGGAGTTTTTCAGGAAATTCCGCCCTGTGCGCGGTCATGCCGCTATCGAATATTCAAAAATCATGGGCCCCGATACCCGGCTACTTACCGGCGGCAGGCATTGCGACAAAGGCTACCTCGACCTTATGCACAATCGGCTTGCCCGTATCGCCGTCTTCTCGTGTATTCAGCAATCTGTCGCCGTATTTCTTGGGCGCGAGCCTTGCCGCATACCACTTGCGCGCGTCGATACGCAGCTGGGAGCGCGCGATAACCTCGCGGTTCATCACTTCTTTTCCCTTCTCGTCGGTATAGGTATCTTTTGACCCGTCATCGGAAATTTCTATGATCTCTTCGGCATAAGCGTCCACGCAAAGCTCCTTCGCACGCAGGTATTGATGCATCAGCGCCGCATCGCCCGCCAGCCAGTTCCATAAGACCCGTTGACTGATACCGGTCTCCACACACATCGCCCGCGCCGATTTTCCCAGCGAAATACCGGTACAGATCGCGTCCACCAGTTCACGGGTTTTTATTGTCGGAGCACCTCTTTTGCCGGGAGGCGCCGCGTTTACCGGTTCCATTGCTTTCTTCGGGAGTCCATGTTCATTCATGATCTGATTCTTTCAGTGGCAGACTATTGCAACCCTTTACCGCCGCAAGCAATTTAATCTCGCATGCCCAGCGTTCTTCTATTTCGGCGCGCAGCGCACGATTGATAGTCAAAGCATCGTCCTTTTCGGACACGCGATCAACCGCATAGGCCGACTTGCACTCCGCCGGTGTTTCCACTTGGCATAAAACGGCAACCGGTTTTTCGATCACCTGGGTCTGAATGACAGGTTTGCCTGCGCAACCACTCGCCGTTAATGCAAATAATGGCAGCGCCACGAGGCTAATGTGATAAGTCATGGCGTTGGCGGCTTTGCACGTACTGTATTTGTTCCGTACTTATCATCTCGCATTGTTTGCCAGGTGTCGCCGCCGGAGCTGGCCGAAGAGAGCGTATCTTTTTTGCGTTGCCGGTATGTGTTGCCGCAGCCGTTGTGGCTGCACGCATCGCCTTGACCGCATCTTTTTCCCTTTTGGCGGCGGCTACCGTCAGCGCTTCCAGCGCCATGCGCACGGACTGAATATCAGTAGCGCATTTATCATTCGCCGCCGATAACATTGCATTGTTGGTGTTAAGCCGCTGTATCTGTGCCGCCGCCCGCCAGTCGCTAAGCGCAAAGCCGCCACCAAAGGCAAGCGCGGCAAGAATGGCAATCACTACTGCTGTAACCGCTGGACTGATCAT